TTTCGTTAGTGAATTTGAATAATACATCATAAGTCGTAGTAGTGGCTTTTTCATTAAATGTGAATACACACGTATTAGCCTGACCTTTTGTAATGTAAATCATATTAATATATTACAGTTATTGTAAATTGTTTTGAATAAAAAAAGGAGACCTTACAGGGTCTCCCATTTAAACAAACAAACAAACAGTATTATGTGTTAGCTGCTAAACAAGCAGCAGTTACAGTATTAGCTGGGCTAGGCTCTTCGCCTACAAATGTTAACACATACTGATTTGCATCAGTCTTAGCAACACCAGAACCACCAGCAGAAGTAGTTAAATTCATGCCGTTAGTTTCACCAAAATACCAGATTACATCGTTTTGGTCTTTAACCATGATTAATAAATTCTCTCTCTGAGCTAATAAAATTAGTTTATCTCGCTTTGTCTTTTCTCTACGGTTAAGTACTAAAGTTACAGTCTGTGTATACAAATCCCTACCAGCAGCTTGATCGCTTGCTAATTCTTCAGTGTAACTAGATGTATTTTTATTGAACTCAAACTCGTAAAATTGACCAGACATTGAGATTGTACTAATTTCATCACCAGGAGACGATAGACTAACACTAGTTACATTTGATTTCTCAGTAATGTAAATAGCCTTAATACCACCGATGTTGTTATCACAACCTAAAGTAAGACCAGATGATAAATTTGAACAAGCCATTTTCTTTTTTAATTTTAAATATTAATAAAAAGAGGGGGAACTTAATCCCCACTCATTATGCGTAGTAAACAATCTCAGCACCAACACCGTAACCGAAACCAAGTTTAAACTCGGTAATCATACGTACAGTTGGTTCACCTAAGATGCCTTTCATAGAGATTACATTTAATTCGCTTTCATCGCTCATTAAGTCTGTAGCCATCCATAAGTTCTCAGGGTCAGCAGCCACCGCTTTGTTAGTTGGCATACCAGGAGCTTCTACTAATTCAACGTCAATATAACGTAATGTGTAGTCACCTTGGTTGTAACCTACTAGAGCAGGGTTAGCAGCAACTAACGCTTGTTTGTAAGCTGTAGCAGTTGCTTTAGATACGAAGATTTTTACTTTAGACTTATCCAAAGTGTTAGGAATTGCAGCGTAAATTTTAGCAATTTCAGCGATAACAGTTGTAGAACCAGAGATATTAGTTGAAGTAGCAGCCACATCAACAACAGTTGAATCAGCAAGTAACTGAACTAAGATACCGTTACACAATGTTCCAGGAGAGTTAGTATCGTCACCTTGCCAGCAAATAACCTCAGTTTGTTGAGATATACGCTCAGAAACTAATTTCAACAAGTAGTCATTGAATGAAGGAGGGATATTACCATCTACATTTGAACCTGGGCGTAATTGCTCAGATAAATAAAGTGATTCGTAATCTTTCTCACAAAGTTGTAAGTTAACTTTTAAAGGACATACTGATAAGGTTTTTTGTCCTAAAGTGATTGTACCAGTTGCTTCAAAAGAACATGAATCATCAGCTAAGATATTACCTAAAGCTAGGTTACCAACTTTTACTGAAGATTTAACATTAGGAAACAAACGGAAACGCTCTTTTGATTTTCCTGTCAAAAGTGCTACACTATAAAAACCATCTAAGTCTTTACCTGTGTATGTAGTCGAGTTTGATAAAACTGTTGCCATTTTTTATTTTACTTTTTATTGATTAAATTTTTAAGGTTTTGAATTTTTGAGAATTTAGAAGCCTCAACAGTCTTAGGCTCTACTACAGTTGTAGCTGGCTTAGTTGCTGGGGTTTGTGCAAACTTTGTCTTCATCTCATCTAATTGAGATTTTAAGTCTGCTAATTGTTTTGACATTTCAGCCATTAAAGGCTCGATTGCTTTTTGAATAACGGCAACTTCTTCAGAGTTTAGCATAGCATCATCTTCAGCTACCTCTACAACTTCTGTTACTATTCCCATTTCATCAATAACAACCTTTGTTCCATTTTCAAGCATATACTCTCCTGCTGGTGCTTTCTCTTCTGTTCCTTCAGCCGTAACTAAAGTACAAGCAGCACCTGGGGCAAAAGATTCGGCTTCTGTTTTAAGCGTACCACTTGAAGTGATAGCTTCTACGAATTTTTGTTTTTCCATGTTATTTTTAATTGATTTCATTTCCATGTCTAAGAAGCCCTCAATTGAGAAACCTTTTACGTTACCTGTCTTTACTTCTTGATTCCAAAAGTTAGAATCACCAATGTGAGCTACTACAAATGCAGAGCCTTCAGGCAAGTTAGGTACATACTTAGATGATTTGTCTGGGTTCTCTACAATCCAAATTTCTTGAACTACAGCATTAGCGATCTGTGAATCGTTCTTGTGTTGGTAGTTAAGATTGATTGTTTTTTGTTGTGCTTGGAACTTACGAACCATTTTCAATATCTCTTCCTTTGTAAATACCACATAGAACTCACCCATCTTCTTATCGAAGCGGTAAATAGGTTGGTCAGGAATTAATATAGCACCATAAAGAAGTTGTTTATCAGCGTTAAAACTAAACTTAGTTTGATTTGATAAAGCCACCCAATTAGATTCAATGGCTGGATAATCAACTAAAGAGATAAAATCAATTCCTTGATTACTCTCTAGTGATTCATCCACTTTAATATAGAATACGGGTAAACCGTTTAATTGTGCCATCAAGTATATATTATTTTTGATGGTCTTTTTGTTTTGAATGTTAAAAAGTAGCTTGCTCTTCTACCCTTGCTACTTTCCTTTGAACATCGTTAATCTCTGATACCTTAACAACTATAGGTTGGTTTATCCTATTTCCTTGGTCGTCAAATTGTGTAGTAGGTTGAATAGGTTGGTTAGTTGGTAACTGTGTTTGGTTTGGTGTTTGTGCATTACCTCCACCTGTACTTAAACGAGGTGTAGAAGCTGAGCCACTAGACCCACCGCCAGCATTAAACTTAGTAGCTAAGATTTTAGCCACATTAGCAAAAGCTAAAACGCCAATGGAAGCCGCCAAAGGAATAGCCAAAGGACCACCTTGAGCTAAGGTTGAAGTAACAGCCTTATAACCATCTATTGTGGCTTGTGATGCCTTTAATGCCTTATCTACATTAAATGCTTTCTTTCTTAATTCGTTTTGTCTATCCTCATTACCCTCAGCCATTTGAATTTGAAGGTCAAAGAATGTACCAGCTAATGAACCAGCAGCAGACCAGTAATTAGCTTCAATTTGTTTCTTTCTTTCTGCTCTTAATTTATCTTCTGCTTCTTGTTGGTCTTTTAAATCCTTTGCTTTTTTAGCACCTTCAACAAGTATAGCATATTCTGCATCGGCTGCTTCTTGGTCAAACTTAGCTTTATCAGCATTTACATCGGCTAATATCATAGCCCTATTCTCTCGGTCTATTTCTGCTCCTGCAATCCTAGCTTCACTTAACTGCCTTTCTAAGTCCTTATATCTTTGTAACTCTTCTGCTTTACTTTGTTTGTCGTCCTGTTTCTTTCTCTCGTTACTCTCTTTCTTTTCTTTCTCCTGCTTTAACCCAATCTCTTTTTCTTGTACGTAATTTTCGGTTAATGCTTTTCTTAATTCATCTAACTGCTTTAACTCTTCAGCATTGATCTCGCCATCCATTGAAGCAAGTTGAGCCTTCAATTTAATTTGTTCAAGTAATGACTTTCTAACTGCCATTACCTTTTGCTTTTCAATTTCTTCTGTACTCTTTCCAGCCGCTTTGGCTAATCTTATCTCAATATCATAACGCTCACTTACTGCATCTTGTACTTTCTTAGCGTTGTCTATTTGGTTTTGTGCAAACTCTTCAGCCTCAAAATTGGTAATCCCTATCCAGTCGCTAAAGTCTTTTACAGCATCCGTTAATGTAGTTACAATCGTACCAATGGCTTTGAATACAGTTCCTAATAATCCGCCAGAGTTCTTTAACTTATCAAAGTTCTCAATAAGTTTCATTATGCCTTCAACTATCAAAAAGATAGGCACTGCTCGCATGGCTGAACCAATACCCTTAAATCCATCTTTAACTTTCCCAAAATCAGCATTATTAAACCCCTCAGTTAATAAAGAGAAATTAAACCTTAAATTTTCTATACCAGAACTACCAGCCTCTTTAGTTATTTTTTTCAAGTCTGATAATTTCTGGTTTAACTCAGCTACTCTTTTAGCAGCAGCTCCATCACCATTTAAAGCAGCATTACGGGCAGCATCTAATTCCTTTTTTAACGCCTTAATAGGTGCTAAATCTGGCTTTTCCATTTTATATGTGATAGGTATCTCAGCCATTTTTTAATTTTGTTACTTCCTCTTCAGCTTCCCATAACCAAACATCACTATCTGTACTTTGTAATAGAGACTTGATTATGTTTAAAGAGTTAGCGTTAAGTTTCATTATAGATATTACAGGAACATCAAAATGTTTAATAGGCTTAGATTGACCGTATGTTATATTTATTGTACTCATAGAACTCGAATATTCTTTTATTTTCTACCTCGAATGATTTGTGTGTTAAAGTGAATACAAAGTTTAATTTGAATATCCCCTCAATTTTCGTGATGTCTCCCTTAGCCAAACAGTAAACATAAGAGTACCAAGACCACTTTTTTGTCTTAGCCTCTTCAGCCATCCTAATTTTTCTATCTGTTTCTGTTTCTCCTTCAGTTTCATCCGTATTATCTCCTCCAGAAAATAATCCTGAATGGTCTTTATACAGTTTTTTTCGATAAGACAAAAAAAAACCATAGCCCCATACATATCGCCTACGTTCATTTTATCTTTAAATAAGTCGGCACGTGCATCGGCTGTGGTGGTATCGTAGTCTTCAATTATTCGTTTAGTATCGCTTAACGTTACTATTATAGGTCTGTAAAGTATAGCGGCTATCTTATGTAAATTAAGGATTGAATCTTCTAAATATCCTTCCAAGTCTATCCACTCACCTACTGATAAGTCTGAAAGTTTATTAATAAACCCATATTCTATCCCTTCAATTTCTATTACTCTTTTGAAGTCGTCTCCTTTTGGAATATCATTAGCCCAACTAACAGCCTTTAAAACGTTTGTAAGTGACGTTACATCATACTTTCTTATCTCTTCTACATCTTCATTTATTAGAATAGAAACGATCTCTAAAGCCTTGTTTTTATTGTCTTCTGATATTGAGTAGATTTCTTGGAACTGACCTATTGAAACATCTGCCCAGCTGTCTGGTACTTTTATTACTTTCTCCATTACTTTTTAGTTAGGATGAAATATAAATCGTCAATTACATTCCAATAGTTCATTGCTGCAAACTGTTTAGCTTCGTTGCTTCTACTTACCCAATTACCATTAACAGCCTCACCGACTTGAAAATCAAAATCACACTCCACGTTATAGTGGTCTAATTTATTTACATCTCTCCATTGTTTTGAGAAGTAGTAAATAGTTGAACTAGGGATAAACCTTCTATGTGTTGGGTCTTGGAAGGCTCGCATACTCATAGCGTTTGGGAATATTAAAGTAGCTTTCCCCCCCGGCTTTAAAATTCTATAAACCTCATCTATAAATGCAAATAGTTTATCCTTTCCGTTTATGTATTCCATTGGGATATGTTCAATAAAATGAGAACAATAAACTTGATCTATACTGTTATCTTCAAATGGATAAGGAAACTCATTAAATAAATCATGCTTAATGTCACAGTCTCCTGCAATATCTACACCTACAATTTCACATTCTTCGTTAATTCCTAATTGTTCTTTTGTTACTTTTCTTTGCCCGCAAGCTAAATCTACTATTTTCATATATTTTGTTTTATTTGTTTACCATGTAATGTCTGTGTTAATATCATAATGCCCTACTTTTACCGAGCAGTCAATAGCACATCTGTAACCATATTTACGAGCATCACCCCAAAAATATAAGTCCTGTGTACCTATTCCCTGACCTTCTAAGCCGTTCAAAGTTTTAAACCAAGGCTTTCTTAGTCTTTCATCTTTAAACATATCTAAACGCCAAAGATTGAACCCCATTCCAGTCCCACAACATTCAACTAAACCACCGTTAACGTCTGGTACTTGTGGTCTAAAATTCATAACAGGGTCTTTAGGGTCTCCCCATATTTGAGGTACGCCACCCTCTCCTTTTGTCCAGTATAAACCACCGATACACGAATACTCTGGATGTTTCTCCATGCTATCAATTAGTTTAACAAGTCCATCAAAAGGCGGGATATTATCATGCTCAATAGTCAATAAATATTCCCATTGGCTTAATTCTGGATGTGCTAGTATTTCAGTTATGGCGTTACTAAATGCTTCGCCTACTTCCATACCTATTGCAGCCATTTTAAAACTAGCTTGGTTAGGTGGGAATGCTAAAGCCCAATGGCTCAAAGCCACTTTAGTTGAGATTGTTTTGGCTGCTGGTAATAATGTTACTACCCTTTGCTTTTTCCATGAGCCACCCTCTAAAATTCTTTTAGCTGAGTGTTCTAAGTTTTCATTGTGTTTACCGCTTTCTAATCCTATAATCATATATTTGTTTGTTTATGTTGAAATGAATGTCATCATTGGCATAATAGTAACAGAGTTATTAATTGCAGATAATAACATAGAGCTAGGTAAATTAGTACCCGAATATCCTGCCGAACCTGTTGAAGTATAAACCCCCCATGCAAATCTGTATTTTTCTGCATTTGTTCCACCTGTGAACGCTGCCGTTGAACTTCCTATTAAACCAGCATTCTGTGGTGCTGCCATTACATTACCAGCTAAAGCAACTCCTATTCCTACGTTTGCACTAGATGAGCTTTGTCTTTGATGTACACCAATCCAATATAAACCCTCACTTAAACTCATAGAGTTACCAAATTGAAGACCTACAATCCTATTACCAGCCGTACCAAATAATGACTGAGCTTGCGCTGTTGTACTAGCTGTTACTGTTCCGTATGTATATCCTCCTGTTCCTGTTGCTGTTGGGAAACTTAAAGTAGCACTAACACTAGATACAGTCATTGCCATACTTAAAGAGCCTGAGCTTATTCGTGATAATGTACTTCCATTTTGTGAGAATAAACCAAAGTTAGAAGTAATTGACTGCTGACCACTAACAGTAGAACTAATAAAAGAAAGTGTTTGTAATAATCTTAATTCATTAAATGCGATAGCGTGTTCTACACTTATAGGAAACACCCATGCAGAAGCAGAAGAAGTCCCTTGTGCGCCTAGTGTTTGAACACCTGTTGAAGCTGGATAATAAGGGATGTAGGTTGATTTAGTAGCCCCACCCCCACCAGCGTTAACACTTGCTGTTATTGTACTTCCGTTAATTCCCCAACTTACACCGTTTGCATTACCAAAAGAAAAGTTAGAAGCAGTTGTGAAAGCACCGCCAGCACTTACCACAGCCCCCGATATTAATCCATTTGTTGTTACAGGAGCAGCCACTGATATACTAACACCACTTGTATTTACTGTGATGCTTGCATTTGTAGCCCCTGTATTCGTTCCTGCATAATCAGTCTTTACGCTCGCTTTTATAATATCTGTTCCTGCTATATGGTCAGTTGAAAAAGTAACCCCATTAGCATTTGAAAAGTATAATGTTTCAAACTGAGCCGAACCATTAGAAGCAGAGAAAGCAACTGGTTGAACTGTTTGTGTAGTTAAGTATGCAGAGTTATTTAAACTTATTCCATTTGAATTTACAGTCCATGTTACATTAGTAGCGGCTGTATTCAATCCTAC